AGTGGCTGTCCGAAGAATGGTATGCTCTTTGCGACATCCGAGGCACGCAATACGATTTCACAACCACGCTCTACACCACGTCAAACGCCATCGACCGCGACGGCGAGGGCTGGGAGTTGCTTACCGAGGACAAAACCGGCTATCCGCGAGTCCAGCAGATTCCAGCGCACCGCGTTGGTAGCAGCTACGGCATGAGCGGCGGAGTCATCAAGCAAGGGCCATACCGCAATGCAACCGTCAAGGACGGCATTGCCTACAACCGACTAGGGCAGCCGGTCGCGGCGTCGGTCCTGAGTGACGACATGAAGGCAGAAACGTGGGTTTCCTTCCGCAACCTCATTCACAATTTCGACCCATCCTGGCAGGAACAAGGGCGCGGCTTGCCTGCATTCACGGCATCGCTAAACTCCCTCCGAGACATGATGCAATCCCATGAGTGGGAGCGTCACGCGCTACTCATGGCAAGCGCCATTGGGCTGATTGAGCGCAACGAAACCGGAGGGCCGGACATGGGTGACCCCGGATCGGTGCTAACTGGAGACGCGGCAGATGCCGAGTGCAATTCCGGCGTGACAGTTGAGAATTTCAGCGGCGGAATGATGAAATATTTCCGCGCGAATAGCGGCGGTGGAATCGAGCAGATGAAGAACACGCGGCCCGGTCCCGAGTGGGAATCGTTTCACGATCGAATCATCCGCGCTGCCCTAGCCGGCGTGAACTGGCCTTACGCGATGGTATGGAAGGCATCCGGGCAAGGCACCGCAGAACGCCACGAAATCGCCAAGGCTCAACGGGCCATCGAGGACCGGCAGGAGATCCTGAAGAAAAGCGCCCGCCGCAAAGTCAGCTATGCTGTTTCCAAGGCGATGAAATTAGGCATCCTCCCGGAATCCGCCGACTGGTGGCGCTGGGAGTTTACGATGCCTCAGAAGCTAACCATCGACGACGGGCGAGTTGCCAAGGAGATGGAATCAGCATGGAAGGGCGGATGGATGAATCATGCCGACATCCTTGGCGCTTACGGCAAAACTCCAGAGCAGCATTACGAGGAACGAGCGCAGGAGGTTTACCTGCGCAAGCAAGCCGCGATCCGCTGGAGCCGCGATGGAATCACGATTGAAGACCGAGAGATGGCCATGCTCACGCCCAACGACATGAGCGAGGAGCAAATGAGCGCGGGCAAAAAGGAACCAAGTAAAAAAACAGAGGAAGACAACGAAGCATGAAGACCATCACGCCAACCATTTCACAGCTCAGAATGCTGTCGAGCATCAAGGGAAAGCAGTGGATGATGCTGCCGGAAAGCATGCAAACCTTTGCGCTTGCAGCCCTTGACGTGCCGGAAAAGGCAAACTCGCTGAATATCCAGATCGAAGATTTCTTTGAGCTTCGCCCGGAAGCCGTTTTGGATGCCGATGGAATTGCCCATATCCACATTCATGGCGCATTGGTGGATTCCTGCGCTGCCATCTACGAGAAGCTGGGGCTTTGCACCCGCTACTCCACTATTCGCGGGGAGGTGGCGGCAGCCGTCGAGCAAGGGGCAAAGGGTATTCTTTTCCATGCCAATTCCCCCGGCGGAACAGTCTCTGGTTGCGTTGAGGCAGCGAGGGAAATCATGGAGATTTCAATTCCAACAGCCGCCTATTGCTCGGGGCTAGCTTGCTCGGCGTGCTACAAGCTGATTGCTGGAACCGACGCCATCATTGCCAGCGAATCCGCCACCGTTGGCAACATCGGGACGATTATGTCTTGGGTGGATTGCTCTGAGTTTTGGAAAGAATCCGGGATTGAGTTTAAGGCGCTGACCAGCGAAGGCGCTGACCTCAAAAGCACATTTCACCTTGAGCCAAACGCGGCCCAGATCGCGTTTCTCCAAGAGGGGATCGACCAGGCGGGGCGGCAGTTTCGCGATCATGTTGCCGCAGGCCGAGAGAAGGCTGGCGCGGAAATCGACCCCGAAATTTGGCGGGCCGGTTGGTATTCCGGCGAGCGAGCGGGGGCGCTAGGGCTGATCGATGGCATCGGCAGCGCGGAAGAAGCCCGCCAATGGCTCGTTGCTCGCGCAATTTGACATCGACACAAAGAATATGGCACTTGGATTTTTGACTAACAAGGAAGCCCGCGAGCAAATCTCCGGGCTTGGAAACCGCGTCTCCGAATTGGAGTTGGAAATTTCCACCGCTGGCGAATCTCTAGCCTCCGCGCAGAACGAGCTTGCCACCGCTCGCGAGTCGCTAGCTGAAGCGCAAGGCGACCTTGCCAACGCAAAGGAGCGGATTGCCGATCTCGAAACCGAGAACGCCAAGATTCCCGACCTTGAAGCCGCTGCCAAGCTGACCGCCGAAAGGGTTTCGATTGAAGCCTCCCGGCAACTCGCGGCTTCCGGCCATCCCGCTCCAATCGAAGGCATCGAAGACAAGGAAGCGCAAAACACCATCACCCGCGCTCAATTTAACGCCCTCTCCCAACGCAAGCGAACTGAACACATCCGCAACGGCGGAAAGCTCACCGACTAACAACCTCTTCACACTCTAAATTTCGACCATTATGCCAAACGACATCTCACTTACCGGACTCACTGAAATTCTCTACGTTGCCCGCGACCAAGTAGCGCGGGAGGCAACCGGATTTGCGCAAGGCGTCGTCGTCAACGGCGGCACTGACGGCGCTTCCGCCGGCGGCACCGTGACCTCCATGCGCTCTACGGAACCAACGCTGGAGACCACCTACACCCCAGGCATGACGCCGCCCGATGCTGCCGACATCACGACCTCGACGGAGTCGCTCGTCCTTAGCTCTTACGCAGGTTCGAGCATCCCGCTCAAGGGCGAGCAGTTCTTGCAACTTTCAAACACCGTTGGAGCTGAGCTTGCGTTGCAATCGCTCTACGCGCAGGCCATGCGCAAGATCCGGAACACCATCGAAGCCGCCATCGGCGCCGCCGCCTATCAGGGTGCTAGCCGCGCCACGGGAGCAGCCGGGACCGCGCCTTTTGTTAGCAATTTCAACACGATCAACGAGCTCCGCCAGATCCTTGAAGATAACGGTTGCCCGGTTGATGACGGGATGCTGTCGCTGGCAATCTCGACGACCGCGGGAACCAACCTCCGCAACCTCTCGACGCTGACCAAAGCGAACGAGGCTGGCACTGACGCCACCCTTCGTCGCGGCGAACTGCTCAACGTTTCCGGCTTCTCGGTCCGCACCAGCGCAGGCGTGCAAGTTCATACCAAGGGCCTGGGCGCTTCCTACCTAATCAACAACGGTGCTATCACCGTTGGCTCGACCACCATCTCGGTTGACGGAGGCACCGTCAACGGCACCGGATTCAAGGCTGGCGACATCATCACGGTTGCGGACGACCCATCCGCTGGCAAATATGTCGTGAAGACGGGGCTTACCGCTACCGCTGGCAACATCATCATCAATCATCCCGGCCTTCGCGGCGCGATTGTTGATGGTAAGGCGGTCACGATCGGCAACAGCTACACCGCTAACGTGGGCTGGCACAAATCCGCCATTGAACTCGCCATGCGCCCACCATCTCAACCACCCGGCGGCGACGCGGGCGAGGAGATCGCCACCATGTTTGACGAGGAAACCGGCCTTTCCTTCTCCGCTCGACTCTACAAGGGATACGGCATGAACCAGATCAAGATCATGTGCTTCTACGGCGTCAAGGTCTGGAAACCTGAGTTCGTCGCCACCCTGATGGGCTAATCCTCCCCGCGCTGATTGCGTGCTGTTCATCGCCCCGCCCTCGCAAGGGGGCGGGGTTTCCTTTTAAGAGAAATGAGCTTGCTAGATACATTTTTGAACGGGTTGCATTCCGTGGTTGATGCCACGATGGGCACGAAAACCATGGTATGCGATGGCCAGACATTTTCGGTGGTCTGGGACGACTACAGCAGCGACTCGACCGGCGCTCTAGGCGGGCTTGAGCCGGAAGTTCAGGCGATGGCAACAGCGCAGGTTCCCGACGTTGCAAACCCTGCCGCACTCAAGGGCAAACGTTGCACCGTGGGAGGCGTTGAGTTCCGAATTTACCAAGTGCGGATTGGCAATGTGGCGATCCGTTTTGACCTCTGCGACCCCAACGAAAGCAAATGATTCGCGTATCCCTAGACCGCAACAGCCTAGCCGCTACCCGCCGACTCATCCGCGAGTATGAGCGCAAAGTCGGGCGGTCGGCTGGCGATTCAATCATTGCCATCGCACGCGAGGCATCCCGGCAGGCCGCGCAGAAATGCCCGCCGTTTGGCTTGACCGAGAAAACCGGCGACAAGTTCAAAGGCTCGATTGCCAAGCAGGTTTCGCGAGCTGTCAGGCACGCCAACGTGACCGGCCTGCAAGGCAACGCGGCGAGCGTCCACGCCGCCAAGCGGAACAATCGCGGGCAGGTTCCGAAGGGCATCAGGGACGAGGGCGGATTCCGCCGCGATCCGATTGCCGTTGGTGACCGGGAACGACTCATCCGCGAGAAGCAAGCCGCCGCCGGCATCGTCAAAGGCGCTTGGATTCACGCTGGGAGCCTACTGGGGCGCGTTACCTCGCCCATTGCGGGACGACGCCGCGCAATCGTGGGCCGATGGATTCTGCGGCACCTCTCGCGTGGCAAGGCGGAGGTGGCGAGGCGCGGCATGAATACCGTTGTGGAGCTCACCAACACCGTGAGATGGGCCAGCAGCATCCAAACTCAGGCAATGCTCAAC